GATTTTTCTAAGGCCGTGATTTATGGTTTCCATGTTGCCGGTAACGGTAAGGTTGGATTATGTGATACATTGACACAACAAGATGTTAGTCTTGCGCTGGCATCTTTTAAGGGCTTTTTGCCGGTAAATCAAGGTGATTTACAACTAGGATCTAACTCTTTGCAGAAAGATGCTGGTTTTGTCAATCTTGAAATTGGCGATGAAGTCCATGACAAACCCTTGGAAGACCATAATTGTCTCACTGAAGGCTCCCTAGTTGGAGCTAGTGCGACTTTTAAGAATCCGTATATGAAGCATCCTTATAAAGATGCTATTGTAGCCGAATTTGGTCCTCCACAATTTGGACCTCCACAGCAAATCAATTCCGATTTTCATAAAAGGAAAGCGTTGACAAAATTGACGTCCCCAAACCAAGAGTTCTCTCTTGATGAATTGGAATTTGCTGCAGATGACTACAAGAAACCAATAATTTCTTTGATACAACATATTCCCTCTACCCGGAAAAAGGAATTGGGACGTGTTTTGACTCTTCAAGAAAGTCTGGATGGTCTTGCAGAAAGGTCTATGGGAGGGATTGATAATTCGACGTCGGTCGGATTTCCTTTCCGAGGTAAGAAAAAGAATTTCCTAGAACGAGATCCTCTTGATCCTAATATTCCATTGACACCACGTCAACTTGTTGACTATGGTGGTGTAAATGTGATTGAGGAGATGCAAGAGATGCTTGTTCGGTATAAGAGTGGAATGTCTTGTCGACCACTCTTCAAGTGCTCAATGAAGACCAATGAGCTCTTGGCCACTACAAAAGTTAAGGCCCGTGTTTTTATGGGTAGTAACTTTCCTTTTTTGCTTATTTGTAGACAATATTTGTCCCCGCTCATTAGATTGATGTCGGAAAACAAATTGTTGTTTGAAACAGCTAAAGGTATCAACATGGATAGCGTAGAAGCAGAAGAGCTTTACAACTTCCTAAAAGTTGAAGATGGTACAAGAGTTGTTGCATTGGATTATGCAGCATTTGATCAGACTATGTCTGCACAAGCCTCCACCTCAGCTGCTGGTATCATGGTTGATATCATGCGCGAGTTGGGATGTGATGAAGAACATATTCTTATTGTTCGTGGTATTTTGACTGATATTACGTATCCCAATTTGCACTTTTTCGG